CGACATCATCAAGCAAATCACGAAGCGAGTGAATGGTGGATACATTGGCTTGGATCACCGCAAAGCAGAGACCGAGAAGACTTACGGTTGGCTCAAAGCGTAATGCTGTAAGGGCAAAACGTACCCCTTGACAAACCAAATCAACTGTGGTATTATTGTCACATGAGTTCTTTATCAGTCAACGACACAATCCGTCTAGCTGCCGAGGCTGACTTAGAGACCTTCATCAAGCTTGTCGCTCCTGAGCAAGTCCTTGGTCAATGTCACTCTGAGTTGCTCGGCTGGTGGACACGTCAAGACAGCAAGTCTCACCAACTCGTTCTGTTCCCTCGTGACCATCAGAAGTCTCGTATGGTAGCTTACCGGGTTGTGTGGGAACTTACGAAGAATCCTACGCTGCGTGTACTCTACATCTCTGCTACGGCTAACCTTGCGGAGAAGCAGCTAGGCTTTATGAAAGGTATCTTTACCTCTGAGGTATATCGTCGTTACTGGCCTGAGCACGTCCATCCTGAAGAAGGTAAGCGTACTCGTTGGACCACCTCGGAGATTGCGTTAGACCATCCTCAGCGTAAGAAAGAAAACGTACGTGACCCTAGCATCTTCACTGGTGGCCTCACTACTTCCCTTACTGGTATGCACTGCGACATTGCAGTACTTGATGACGTTGTTGTCTATGAAAATGCGTACACTAACGAAGGCCGTGACAAAGTAAGAAGCCAGTATTCTTTGTTGTCGTCCATCGAAGGTGCTGAGGCTCGTGAGTGGGTTGTAGGCACTCGCTACCATCCGATTGATCTGTATAACGACTTGATGCAGATGATTGAGGATCAGTACGACAAAGATGGTGGTAAGATTGGCGAAGAGAACATCTACGAAATCTTTGAACGTGCAGTAGAAGATAGGGGCGACGGTACGGGTGAGTTCCTGTGGCCTCGTCAGCAACGTAAAGACGGTAAGTGGTTTGGTTTCGACCAACAGATTCTAGCTAAGAAGCGTGGGCAGTACCTCGACAAAGGACAGTTCAGGGCGCAGTACTACAACGACCCTACGGACCCAGATAACATACCCGTAGGCTCAGACAAGTTCCAGTACTACGACCGTAAGCATCTCCACCTTGATAATGGTTACTGGTTCTACAAGACGCACCGCCTGAACGTTTACTGTGCAGTAGACTTTGCGTTTAGCCTTAGCAAGAAAGCTGACTACACTGCTATGGTTGTCGTCGGTGTCGATGGTGAGAATAACGTCTACGTCTTAGAGATTGATCGCTTCCGTACGGATCGCATCAGTGACTACTTCGACCATATTCTACAGCTTAGTAATAAGTGGTCGTTCAGGAAGATGAGGGCAGAAGTCACGGTGGCTCAGGTAGCTATTGTGAAGCAGCTTAAAGAACTCATCAAGCAACATGGTTTGTCGATCTCCATCGAAGAGTACCGACCGAATAAAGGCAGTAAGGAAGAGCGTATCGCAGCCGTCCTTGAGCCTCGTTACGACAACCTTTCGATCTGGCACTACAGAGGCGGTAATACTCAAATCCTTGAGGAAGAACTGTCTAGCCGTAACCCAGCCCACGACGACGTTAAGGACGCCCTAGCTTCTGCTGTCGACATGGCTGTGAAACCTATGAAGAACGTTCAGCGCAGCAAGAGTAACAATATCGTCTGGGCTAACTCACGATTTAGAGGCAGTGCATAATGGCCGGAACTACCATCGAACTTGAGCACCTGCTTAACCCCGATACTCTCGCTGTCGAGATCGCTAATCGTTGGGTCGAGTGGAATACTCTGCGTGACAAGTGGCTTGTCGAAAAGAAAGAACTCCGTAACTACCTCTACGCTACGGACACTCGTACGACGAAGAATGCTGCCCTTCCGTGGTCGAACTCTACGACGACCCCTAAGCTGACGCAGATCATGGACAACCTCCATGCGAACTACTTTGCTACTCTGTTCCCTCAGCAGAAGTGGATGCGTTTCGAACCTTCTGACAGCAAGAGCAACAAGAAGGACAAGATTGAGTCCATTCAGGCGTACATGGACAATAAGGTCCGTCAGTCTGACTTTGTGAACACCGCTTCTAATCTCCTTTACGATTGGATTCAGTACGGCAACTGCTTTGCTACTGTGGTCTACGAGAACACCTCCAACATTAAGCAGGATGGTTCTGTCGCCGTTTCTTACGAAGGCCCTCGTCTGGTCCGTATTTCTCCTTACGACATCGTATTTAACCCTACTGCATCTGACTTCTACAAGACGCCTAAGATCATCAAGAACATTCTTACCCTCGGTGAGATCAAACGGATGATCGACAAAGACCCGTCTAAGGCTCATTGGCAGGGTATTATCGACAAGATGATGTACGCACGGGCCTCTATCCGTTCGGCTGACTCTGCGTATAACAAAGCTGACGGTTTTATTGCTGATGGCTTTACGTCGATCCAACAGTACTATGAGTCGGACTACGTTGAGATTCTTACGTTCTACGGGGACATCTTCGACTATAACGACAACAAACTCCACTCGGATCGTATTATCACTGTTGTCGACCGTGCTTACGTTCTGGACAATGAAGAGAACCCCTCGTGGCTGGGCCATGCGCCTATCTTTATGGCTGGCTGGCGTCCTCGTCCTGATAACCTGTACGCTATGGGTCCGTTGGATAACCTCGTCGGTATGCAGTATCGTATCGACCACCTTGAGAACCTTAAGGCTGACGTATTCGACCAGATTGCCTACCCTGTGATGAAGATTCGTGGGGACGTAGAGGACTTTGACTTTGCACCGGGTGCCCGTATTTACCTTGGTGAAGAAGGCGACGTAGGCTACCTGCAGCCTGATGGTACTGCCCTTCAAGCTGACCTCCAAATCCAACTCCTTGAGAACAAGATGGAGGAGATGGCTGGTGCTCCTCGTCAGGCTATGGGTATCCGTACGCCCGGTGAGAAGACTGCTTTTGAAGTCCAGAGCCTGCAGAACTCAGCCTCGCGTATCTTTGAACATAAGACTGCCCACTTTGAGCGTACGTTCCTTGAGCCTATCCTGAACGCTATGTTGGAATGTGGTCGTCGTAATCTGTCGTCTACTGAATCTTTGTCGATGGTTGATCCTACCACGGGGAATACGTTCTTCCGTAACATCACCAAGACCGACATCATTGGTAGCGGTAAGATCAGTGCTATCGGTGCTCGTCACTTTGCTGAACGTGCTCGTCGGGTACAGAACCTTACGCAGCTTTACCAGCTTAAGCTTGCCGACCCAAGTGTCTCCGTTCACCTCTCGGGTAAAGAGTTTGCTCGTATCATGTCGGAAGAACTTGGTGAGCCTAAACTCTACGGCGAGAACATTAGCGTTATGGAACAGCTTGAGACTCAACAGGCCGTTCAGGAAGCTGAAATGCAGAACCAAGAGCAACTTATGCTTGCTCAAGAACTAGGTGCTTAATGCAGGCTGTATGGCTTAGAGGCGTCAAGGACTCTGATCGGAACCAACGCAAACAAGAAGTGTTGTCGTACCGTAATGCCTTCGACGACCTACGTGAAATTCTAGAGCAGCACTATGTCCGTAAGGAAGCTGTTCGGGATTATTCCCCCGGTTGGGAATACAAACAGATCGCCGTGAATGAATATAACGCTGTTCTCGACGATCTACTCAACTTAATCGACCTTAACCACAAGGACTAACAATTTGACAAACGTGTTCGACCAAGCTCAGCAACCATCTGGGCAGAGTCAAGAGAGCCAAGCATCACAGACGACAACTGAACAACAGGAGTCATATCTGGCAAAGCTCGTCGCCACTAAGGGAGAGAACTGGAAAGACCCTGAAGTGCTAGCCAAAGGCAAACTTGAAGCTGATGGCTACATTAAAAATCTAGAGGATCAACTTACGCAGATGCGTGAAGACCTCCAGAAACAGGACTACGCCAAGACTCTACTCGAAGAACTGCAGACCAAGGCCATGTCGCCCACCAACGTGAAACCTGCAGCGGCTAACAACAATAATAACGGTGGCACTAATACTGATGGCAATACCCCGCCGCAAGTGAGTGAGGATATCCTAAAGAGCCTTGTTGAGAAAACTCTGACTGCACGAGACCGAGATAATACTGTAAAGCAGAACCTCGCTCTTGTCGATCAGGAACTTGAGAAGACCTACGGCACTGAGGCCCCTGCCGTTGTCCAGAAGAAAGCCCAAGAACTTGGCTTGACTGTTCAGCGTCTACAGGAACTAGCGTCTGAGTCCCCTAACGCCTTCTTTAACCTGATTGGTGAACCGAAGAAATCCTTCCAACCTATTGTGTCGGGGACGGTTCGCACGGAAGGGGTCAACATGCAAGCTTCGACGGAGCGGAACTTCGATTACTACCAGAAGCTTCGTCGGGAAAGTAAATCCCTCTACTATACTCCCAAGGTTCAACGACAGATGATGGATGATGCTGCTCGTCTTGGGAATAAGTGGAAACCATAAACTAGGAGAAGACTAAAATGGCTATGACTACTGCCAACATGAGTCTCCTTACTCGCTCGGAAGTATGGTCTTCGGAGCTTAAGGAAATTCTGCGCGACGAAATGATGGCACAACGCTACGTGCGTATGCTTGAAGGTTTCCCTGACGGTGACCAGTTCACGATCCCGTCGATTGGCCAAGCTCAGGTCGACAACTACGCAGAAGATACTGCCGTTGTTTACCGTCCGATGGACACTGGTGAGTTCACCTTCACCGTTGACAAGTACCTGTCGTCGGCTACCTACATCACCAAGAAAGCAGAGCAAGATTCGTTCTACTCGGCTGAACTGATGTCGCGCTTCGTGCCGGAACAAGAGCGGGCCATCATGGCTCACTTCGAAGCCACCACGTTTGCTGCGCCTGAAGCTGGTGTGTCGGCTAACTCGGAAGCTGCAATTGATGGCGTTGGCCACCGTTGGGCTGGTTCGGGTACTGGCGCTGTGATCGCAGTTGCTGACTTTGCTCGTGCTCGTTACGCTCTCAAGAAGGCTAACGTTCCCGACACCAACCTGATCGCTGTCGTTGACCCGTCGGTCGAATACACGATCAACACCCTGACCAACCTTGTGTCGGTCTCGGATAACCCGCGTTGGGAAGGCGTTGTCGCTGATGGCATCGCTACTGGTATGCGCTTCGTGAAGAACGTGTACGGCTTCGACGTGTATACCTCGAACTACCTTGCTACCGCAACCGATTCGGCTCTGACCAACAAAGCTGCTTCGCCCGGTAACGTTGACTTCGGTACCAACAACGGTAAGGTTAACCTGTTCTTCTCGGCTGCTCCCGCTGCTCAGGCTTTTGTCGGTGCATGGCGTCAGATGCCGGAAGTGGACTACGAGTACAACAAAGACTTCCAGCGTCATGAGTATGTTACGACTGCTCGTTACGGTGTTAAGCTGTACCGTCCCGAGAACATGGTTCGTGTTATCACGAAAACCAACGTGTAATTAGGAGGGATATAACATGTCTTACACTAACGCTGACGGTCTCTTTGTCCTGACCGATGGTGCTCAGGGTGCTGTTAACGACGAAGGCGTCACCGCTCGCGGTGCTCGTCAGGTCATCACCAAGAAGCTGTCGCTGGCTGCTCTCGGTTCGTCGTTTGGTTCCTCGAACATCGACCCGCTGGAAGCTATGATCCCGGCTGGTGCTATCATCGTGAATGCCGATCTGGTTATCACTGACGCTGCTACCTCGGGTGGCTCGGCTACGTTGACCATTGGTACTTACAACGCTGCTGGTACCGCTGTGGATGCTGACGGCATTGATGCTGCTATCGCTCTGACTGCTATCGACGCAGACGGTGACGTGGTGCAGTGTGACGGTGCTCAGGTCTCTGGTGTCGTTACCGTGGGTTCGGCCCCGGTCTACATTGGCGCTCTGTACGGTACGGCTGCGTTCACCGCTGGCTCGGCTGTGTTGATCGTTGAGTACATCAAGGTCGAGTAAGCTTGACCCTAGGGGTGTTGCTTAAATGTGACACCCCACACTACTTTGACGGTCTGTTACGATTGTACTTGACAGATTCTCAAAACAGTGTATAATAAGCTTAAGTGCTTACCCGAGGATATATACTGTATATCTCTATAGCTTCTAACGTCAGACTGACTCGTCTGTAAGATGATACAGCTTAAGGACTCTCCGTATGGCTAACGTAAACCACAACACTCTGACTGACCCTTACCTCCACGAACCTAAGGGTGTCTCTACTGCTCTGGCAGGTCAAATCTACGTAGCTGATGGTGCTGGTAGTGGGGATTGGGTGGAGAATAGTCGTATCTTCGGTGGGTACCTTACGTTCTCCACTAGTAGCCCGTACGCTCACTCCGTTACGACCTCCGACACCGTTCTGAACCCTACGTTTAGTGTATCAGTCAATAACGGCTTTACAGGGTTGTCGTCCCCTAACGCTCGTGTACGCTACGATGGCACTGAGACGATTAATGGTTCTATTGACGCAGCCTTCTCTATTCAGCAAGCCTCGGGTACTGCACGTCAGGTGGAGATGGTTCTTTATAAGAACGGTACTGAGCTTGTCGGTAGCCGTGTTATTTCTACCGCTGACTCTGGTGCGTGGCATACGATCTCCTTTAGCTTCGACACCACCCTAGCAACCAATGACTACATTGAGATTTTTATCAAGGCTAACTCTTCGGCTACCATTAACTTCGCTTCTGGCTACCTCCGTATCTTTGGGATTGCAGCGTAATGAAGAAGACACTCTTGGAGATGGTGAGTTCGATCCTTTCGGATATGGACTCTGAAGCTGTAAACTCCATCAGCGACACCGTAGAAGCTCAGCAGATTGCCTCAGTCATTGAGGACGTGTACTACAACATCATTGCTGCACGTAACATCCCTGAACATCAGCAGCTTCTCAAACTCACTTCTTTGTCGTCGTCCGTACGTCCTACCCATTTCCAGTACCCTACGAATACCCGTGACATCGTGGACTTGTCGTACAACATCGACACAGAGGGTGGCGTTAACTACCAAGAGATTCACTTCGTTGAGCCTCTGGACTTCCTCAAGCGGATGCCGTATAATAACCCCGACAGCACTCTTGTCGTCCCAGATGCTACAGCGTCCACTTCGTTGGTTATCTTCAAAGACAGGATGCCTACGTACTACACCTCGTTTGATGACCTGCACATCGTGATGAATGCCTACGACTCTTCTGTAGAGAGCATCCTGCAGGCGTCTAAGACTCGGGCCTACGGTACGGTTTATCCTACGTTTACCATCGCTGACAGCTTCACCCCTGATCTTGACGACACCATGCTGCCCTACCTTCTGGCTGAGGCTAAGTCTACTTGCTTCTCCCTCTTCAAGTCTGGGTCGGACCCTAAGGTGGAGCAAGCTGCTCGTCGTTTGAAATCCTACGTTCAGAATGACATGTATCGGACTAAACGCCCTAACGTACGCAACCACTACGGCAGGAATTGAATTGGTAGAGTTTGAAGAATACCCTGAGAAGCAAATCTGTATTTGTCGTTGCCCTGAAAAGATGCTTACGACCCTGACGATCCAGAAAGACCGTAGCGGATTTATCTTCTTCGAGATTGTGACCGACAAAGGGGTAATGCCCATGGAGCTAAAGGGGAGCTACTCTTCTATCCCCAAGGCTAAGGAAGCTGTCGAGCACTATGTTCGAAACATGAAAGAGACTATCGGTGCGCGTCGTGAGAACTTCGCCAAAGAACGAGAAGAACGGAAAGCGTTAAAAGATGTCCCAAAGTCTGTCTCAGAAGGTAGTTAACACTTTCGTAAAGGGTCTTATTACCGAGCGTACCGAGCTTACGTTTCCGGCTGATGCCTCTGTCGACGAACTTAACTGTGATCTGCGTCGGGATGGTTCACGTCGTCGTAGGCTTGCAGCTAAAGTAGAAGATAGCAACACTCTTTCGTCGTTTACCGTAAGCACCTCTACTCGATTTCATACGGGTAAGTGGGAGAACGTAGGGGGTCAGTCAGGTCTTGAATTTCTTGTCTTGCAGGTTGGCTCTACGCTCCGTTTTTACAACAAGACGGACCTTCCTTACTCGTCTCACGAGATTACCCAGACTGTTAATTTGTCGTCCTACGAAGTCGCAGGTGGTGTCGGCGCTGCTAACGCTAACTGTCAGTTTGCATCCATCAATGGTGCTCTTGTCGTCTCCTCCCCGGCTATCAACACGATCTACATTCAACGTAACAATTCCACTGGTGCTCTGACGACAACCCAGATTAGTTTTCGTATTCGTGATTTTGAATGGTTGGGCGACAAAAGCACTTACACTACTGAAATCTCTAACGCCTCTGCGTCGACTGCACGGAAGTATGATACTGCTAACGCTGGTTGGTCGGGTACTAAAGGTACTGCAGCCCGAGTTGCGTACGGTGCTTACCCTCCGCTGACCCTTCCGTGGTACGCAGGTAAAGACGCCTCGGGTGTTTTCTCGAAGACAGAGTGGCAGAATATTTTCTCTGGTACCAG